TCGGCACTGATGGATCTATCAAAGGACCTTGCGGAACGTCGAAGGATAAGAAAAACCCTGACCGTTGCCTCCCTAAAAGAAAGGCTCTTAGTCTTACGAAATCGGAGAGAGCAAGCACAGCTAGAAAGAAAAAGAAAGCAGGAGCCAGAGGAAAAACAGTCGTAGCAAATACACCTAAAGCGAAAGTAAAAACAGCATAATGGCAGACAAATCAAAAATGAAGTGCAACGTGCCACGTCGTGAAGTTCAGGGCGGGAAGAAGTTTGTCGTGAAGGCCTGCCAAGGCGGAAAAGAAAAGATCGTAAGATTTGGCGATGCTAATATGAGCATCAAGAAGAACCAGCCTAAGCGCAAGGCGAGCTACTGCGCTCGCAGCGGCGGCATCAAAGGTAAGACTAATAAATTATCCGCTAACTATTGGAGCCGCAAGGCTTGGAACTGCTAACTCATAACGTAACAAACCTTGTCAAGATACACTACATACGGAGCAACTGATGACCCCATCCAGGATGATATGGACGTGGGGTTCGTCGGGTTCAATACCTACAGCCGTCCCGACCAACTGCCTTCTGGTATGCTTGCCAATAGCTCAAATGGACGCCTAGGTAAGAACGGAGAGTGGCAGGTTCGCAAGGGCATCAACGTAATAAAGGCGCCCTTTGCGTCTGGTGACGCTGTATTGCGTCTGCCTACTTCTGCCGAAACTGAAGCCAATCCTGCAGTAGTTGGCTTACTTCCTACTACTATTAGATCCGCCTCTTTAGATGGTACCGCAAACAAGGTGTCAATTATTATTGATGACCCAACTCCATCCCTAGGGCACGCATTCGTAGTCGGAAACCAAGTTACTGTAGAAGGTTTAGTCGGAAGCCCTGACCCTAACGGTCTACATACGCTTACCGACGTGACCGACAATGGAGTTACCAAGACCCTTAAATATGCCTTAAGTGGCTCTGACGTAGCAGCTTACGGAGGTATTGCTTTGACCTTGCCATTTTCTTTGGACGACGGAGGCACCGAACCGCAGCTAACAACTCTGACTACGTCTCCCGTTATAGGTTTTAATATGGTCTTTGATTTGGGCGGGGTATCGGAAGTATACGCTAGTACAGCTTTTAGCGATCCTAACTCAGGCAACAATCAATTTGTAATTTTGGCTTCAAACATTAATGCAGTAGCTACAAATCTTGAGGATACAAGCGTTAGCGTAACTATGGGTTTCCCTGATGGCGAAAACGTTAGTCCGAACAGCAGTATGCTTCAGTCATTTAATAAGATTTTTATTTTTCGTGACGGACAAACCGCACTGGAGAACAACAACTTTTTTAGTCCAATCAAAATTGCTTCGTCGAGCATGGATACGTCTTCTGTTGTAACGGCCAATACTTCTGCCAATCACAATCTGGCTATTGGAAATGCAATTACAATATCTGGATTAACTGATTTTACTGCAGGAGAAAATCCAAACGGAACATTTGTTATTGCTTCAGTTCCCAGCAGCACAAGTTTTACTTATGTCATTGGATCAGGCGGTTCAACAACCGCCAAGACTTTTACGGTAAGTTCATCATCTTTAATTTCTCCAGGATTTAAATTTGTAAAAAGCGGAACTTACACTCAGCCTGTTCCTATGTCTTTGACCGACATTGATTACGCCAGTGGCATAGCGACCGCAACCGCTAGTTCTTCGGCGGTAGATACACTCCTTGTCGGAGATGTATTAACATTTACGGATGCAGGTAGTTCAACGTATAATGCAGGTGATACCGTACGTGTTAAAAGCATTGATAGCGCAACTACCTTTACCTTTAGTACTGATAAAGCAGACGCTACTAATAAAAACGGAATCGTTCAAAAACCAGTTTCTGTCGGTCTTGGTTTTACGCATATGCCTGCACCTGAATACGCAACGTATCACCAGCGCAGGTTGTTAATGCCCTTTAAATATAATGTAGCAGCTTCAGCAAATGCTTATCAATACCGAAGTATACTGGACGAAGTGATTTCGTCAGATGCGCTGGACTCCGATACTTACGATCAAATTTATGCTCAGTTTAGATTTAATGCAGGCACGTCGGACTTTAACGTAGGACTGCACTCATTCTCGGACGACAACCTTTTGGTATTTAATCGCAACAGCATTCATCTGGTTCAAGGGGTTGGAGCTTCAGCAGTTGTAAAGTTAATTACAGACGAAGTAGGGTGCGTAGCAAGGCAGAGTATTATACAAGTCGGAAACAACGTGTTGTTTCTTTCTGACAATGGAGTATACGGCGCTAATTTCCAAGACCTATATAACCTGCGTGGAAACGAAGTCCCCCTGAGTTCTCCAATTAATTCTGTTATAGAGCGTATTAACCGAGACGTCTGGGACAAGAGCGTAGGTGTATACTTTGATAATCGATATTACCTAGCTGTTCCGTTAGATAATAGCCGTGTTAACAATGCTATTTTAATCTTCAACTTCATTAACAAGCAATGGGAAAGTATTGATACAACTAATGCAACGAACTGGAATATTGCTAACTTAATCGTAGCTGGTAAAAAGTCCGACCGTGCCGTCTATGCAGTCAATACTTTGGGTGGGCTACACAGACTTGACGCCCGTGTAGATGCAACCGACGTGCTCGCTACATCTATTCCAGTCAATGGCACGGAGGAAGAGGATCCTTACAATATACCTGCTTCAGTTACAACTAGGCAGTTTACCCTAGGAAGTATGGACCGCAAGCGTTGGAACAACCTAGAGCTGCACGTGCAATCATCACCCGACGAAGCGTCAAACCTAAATATTAGCGCAGAGCTAGAGAACCTTGACACTACTGTAGATATTGGTACTCTCAGTTCCCTTAATTCAAACTCAGTCCTAGCAGCCGACGAGGATGTTTCCGTCCGTGGTAGAATAGGTAACAAACGAGCATACGGAATGCAAGTCACCCTTAACAATACAGTTGGCCGACCTAGATTCAGAGGAATCAAAGTCGGCGGAGCTGAAGCATTTAGATCAACAAACAAAGCAATATAAGATATGGCAAGATTTATAACAGGAAATTCATTTGGCGCTACAGATGCGGTAACATCCGCAACTTTAAACAATGCTGTCAATAACGCTAAAATATCGACGGACTCTGTCGATGGGACTACAATAGAAATAAATTCTGATGCTCTTCGGATTAAGGACGGAGGGGTAGGATTTGCTAAATTGACGGACGTCATAGACAGCGACACAATGTCTGGCGCAACCGATACAAAATTAGCTACAGCCGAAAGCATCAAGGCCTATGTTGACAATAATTCAGGTTTAAGAGCTAGCACGGCTACAGGAACGATAACCATTGCAAGCGCAAATACTTTTCAGGACTTCGATCTTTCTTCGGTTGTTGGCTCAAACAAGGCTATGGTTATAATGGAGGTATTCGACGCAAACGTAAGTGGTAGGACTATATTTTTTAGAACGAAGGGGTCATCCGTCTCGCCCTATGGTGCTTCAAATCAAGCTGGTTCAAATACAGCTTTATTAGGTACTTTTGACAACGGTAACACCGTTATTGTAACAACTGATTCATCGGGAGTCCTTGAAGTTCTTACAGGGGGGTTGGCTTTAAGTAACGTAAAGTATGCAGTCCAAGCCTTTCAAGTAATCTCTTAAACATTTAATACTATGCCTATCTTAACTAAAGGGACAACGTTTTCTAACGGCGAGCAACTTACCGCTGACAAGCTCAATGACTTGCTTGACCAGGCTACGTTTAACCAGGGAGCTACCGACAGTAGCTCCACTACAATCAATTCGTCGGGTCAACTTATAGTGAAGGACGGAGGAGTAACCTTCGCAAAACTAGGAGATGTTATTGACAGCGATACAATGACTGGAGCAAGTGCGACCAAGTTAGCTACCTCTGAAAGCATAAAGGCTTACGTGGACAGTAATCCTAATTTTACGCCGAGTACATATGCTAGTGAAGAGAGCGTAACTTTTCCCAATGGTCTAATAATGAAGTTTGGCACAGTAACGGTTTCGGCTAATACTACTACTGCCGTAAACTTTGGAACAGCTTTTAATGCTACCGTTAGCGCACAACTTACCTATCAAGAAGCCAGCGTTAATGATAGATATAGTATAAAAATTGATTCCCTTAGTAATTCAACTTTAACCATCCGTGATACTTCTTCATTTACTGGAACAGTTCATTGGCAAGTAATTGGTAGATAATGAATCCTCTCCTGCAATCAGTTCAAATAGCATTGCAAAATGCTACACAAAAAGAAGCCATTGCCTTCATAGATAAGGTAGTGGATTTCTGTGCTGAAAACGAGAACGGCAAAGTGCTGGCTGGATGGCCTGAGGATTTAATACAACTGCTTGTTGCCTACCATATTGCGAAGGATACATTTATTGTCGAGCAGAACGACGAAGGGGATATTACAGCTTTAGGTATGTGGTATAATTGCGATGCGGACTCCGACTGGAGTTTTATTGAAAACTGGGAACCAGATAGTAAAGATTCTGACGGTATATTTATTGGTTTCCTTCACGCTAACAGTAATGATTTATTTAAAAAAATAACGAAAAAGTTTTTAGAGGTATGCCCAGAGGCTATGCAAAAAAAACTAATAATGATGCGTCACAGAAGTGGAGCAATAAAACGAGTTGAAAGTAATCACAGACTATTTAGTAAAATACTAGCGATATAACATTATGGGAGGATCATCATCACCAAAACAACCAGCACCTATTGACCCAGGAGAGTCAATGGGCGAATACTTATTCGGAAAGGGCTTTAAGTCTTTTGAGGGCATTACGGACCCTAGACTTCAGGATCGATTGATTGGCGCAGAAGCTACATATCGTCCCCAATATGCTGCGCTAGAGCTTGCCGACATTAACACATTTGCTACTGGTCTAGCAGAAAGGGCTAACCCAGAGTATGAAAAAATCCAGGGCGAACTTGCCGCACTGAGGGCTGGTCAAGAATTACAGACAATGGGCGGTGCCGATCGCAAGGCCGCTCTTGAAGCTCAAGCACTGAAGTTGTTTCCCCTTGAGACTATGCAAACTAAAGGACGCAGGGGTAGCTATATGGCGTTCAGTAAGGAAAACGAAAAGCAACGAAAAGAATATATAAAGATAGGTATGTCGGGGGCCCAAGATCGAGAGGCACGGATTGCCCAGCTTGAGACTCAGTTAGAATCTACGCCTGAAAGACTTGATGCACAAAAAGGTCTATTTGATTTACTAAAACTTCAATCAGAAGAGGCGGGTAAATTACAGCGCAGCGAATTAGGCAAGCAACGTCAAGCCGACGTAGATGCACTGCGGGAGTTCTCACCGCAAGTAGTCCAAGCTAACCGTGACGCTGACCCGTTTAGTACAATGCTAGCTAACGAGGCTACAGATAGAGCGATGGACCCACGCCTAGCGGAGAAAGGTCAGGCTCTTCTTGATGCTAAAATGGTAGCCGCAAGTGCGGCAGAAAGTGCGTTGAACCAAAGCGGATTGTCTAACATAAACGCAAAGCGTGAAGCTGCTAGTGCAGCGGAGCGTGAGCTTAACAAGGTAGGGATGTCCTTGTCTGATTTAGAACCAACTGAGCAGGAGGCTATACTGTCTGGTCGAGGAATGGAGTTCGCAGCGTCCACTGGAGAACTTACCGCCCTTGAAAAACGAAGAGCGCAGCAGTCCTCACGGGAGGCCTCTATTGCTCGTGGAAGAGGTATGGATCAAAGCGCTGTATATGGTGAGATGGAAGCTCGTATGGCTGAGGAGCTAAACAAACAGGAGCGTGAGATTGCTCTGGGTGCAAGTTTATTAGGTCAACAGGCTGATATGCGCTTAAATAGATTAGGTAAAGGCGCAGGTATTCTTGGTCAAGCTGAAGCTATGAATGCTCAACGCAGGGCGGAGCAGTTACAACGTCAGAAATTTGGTGCTAGTTCGCTTGCTCAAGCGGGAGCTATGGAGCAACAACGAAGAGATTATCAGTTGCAACAACAGAAACTAGGTTCGGATTTACTTGCCAGGGCTGACCAGCAACTCGCAGGAGCATTTGCTCTGAACCGCAATCTAGCGGGCGACGCAGGTAACGTCATCCTAGGTCGTCCTTCTGCTTCTGTTGCTCTTGGTGGTCAAATGCTAGGACAGGCACAGCAAGCTGCAGCGGGACCAATGGGACCTCAGTTATTTGATCCTAACGTAGGTCTTAATATGGCCTTGCAACAGCGAGGACAGGACGTTACGTTCCAGGGTATGCAAGCACAGGCTGATGCAGCTAGTAGTGCTGGTATGATGGGTGGACTTGGTAGTGCCTTGGGTGCATTTACATTGCCTTGCTGGGTAGCCCGTGAGGTCTACGGCATTGAGAATCCTAAGTGGCTAGAGTTCCGTGAATGGATGCTAAACGACTCACCGAGTTGGTTCCGCAATACGTATATTAAATACGGAGAACGCTTTGCTAAGTTCATCTCCAACAAGCCACGTATCAAATCAATTATCCGCAAGTGGATGAATACAAAAATCAAATAATATGGCATTTCAATCAGGATCAACAATTCGACCAGAACTGGCAAACGCAGACTACAGCGGCTTCATAAATGCCGCTAACATACGGGCGAACGCAATGGCTAATCTCGGCTCAAAGATTGGCTCAGTCATTGAGGAATACAAAGAGAAAAAACAAGAGAAGATTGAAAGGGATAACTTTTCCGCTGCACTAATGCCGTACGCTACAAGAATGACAGGTGGAGATGCAGAAGAAGCAAAAAACATCGTTAATCTTTTTGCTAACAATCCTAAAAATGCTGCTGTGGTTATGCAATTTATGGAGCTTGGACAGGAACAAGAAAAAGCTGAGTTAAATCAACAAGTCCTAGATCAGTTCAACCAAGGAAATATTAGCGCACAAGAAGCACTTTCAATGGGCGCTGATCCCTCTAGTATTGCTGCGGTTCAGGGTGTTACTGAAGGACTGGATGCCAAGAAGTTTAACGAGTCGGTAACCTTAGCCGCAGAGTCAGTCAACGGTACATATGATCCATCTCAAAACGGAATCGTAGTAGATACTAATGGGTTCTTACCAGGCGGTAAAGAAGTTATTCCACTTTCCGATCCTATGTTTGCTAATTTCTTTGCGACAGCCAAGGGTCAGACTATGACTGGCAGAGGCTTTGATGTACTCGGAACAATGTCTGATGCCGAAGCTAATACAGGTGAAATGCAGGGTAAGGTTATAGAAAGTGTAGTAACTGAACCTGCTATACAAAAAGATCCAACGACTTCTAACAGGTCTTTTCAGCGTAAAAATCGTCAACCTTTTGTTTTGCCAGAATTAAAACCTGAGCAACGCAAAGGCGGACAAAGAGGATATCGCCCATTTTAAAAAGCAAACCAATCATATGGCAGTAAGCATCGTACGAGGTCCTGACGGTCGGCAGCACAAGGTGCAGCACCCTGACGGGATTGCATCTTCTCAAATAATTAAATATGCTCAGCGTGAGATAGCCTCTGTTGCTAACGCAGAGGACTCCTTCGTCGTAGACGTAGGTAAGGGATTATTTACTGGCGGTTCTCAGGCGGCTGTTAGTTCAGCCGCTGGTGTTACGCAGTGGATGGGGCAGTCATTTGGTAGTGATAGCTTACTACAGGCCGCCGAAGATATGCGGCAGTACAGCCAGGGGATCGGCGATCAGGCTGGTTTAGACGAAGACTTCCGTGAGTCTTTCTTCGGTCAAGTCGTTCAGGGCTTGGGTCAGGTACCCGTTACTATTGGGGCAGGTGCAGTAGGTTTTGCCGTCGCTGGACCAGTAGGTATGTACGGCGCAGCCGCCTTGACTACAGGTGGACAGATGACCTCTGAGTTCTTGACGGACATGGAGCAGACTATTGGCAAACAGTACACGGACTTTAACGGGTCTGAAAAAGAAGCTGCACTAAAGGGTATGCTAGCGCAGACAGCACTAGGTACAACCCTTGAGCTGGCCGCCGTAGGCAAAGCCGTAAAGCCTTTACTTCGTAGAGTTAAAAGCGGCAAGGGCGTATCTTCTAAGGCACTTAAAAAAGCTATAGATCAAGACAAGAGTGCACTGCGTGAAATAGTCGAGTCAGGTTTAGCGGAGGGCTTCACCGAAGCCTCTCAAGGGCAGTCGCTAGATACTCTAGCTTCCATGCTTTACGACGAGGACCGTGAACTAATCACGATGGATACACTTAAGCGCAGATCCTTGGAGTTCGGGGTAGGTGCAATCGTAGGCGGAACTGTAAGCGCTGGTGCCCAGGTTCTTGGTAGCCCAGGCAAGACTAGCACAACCAATAAAGACTTAGGCAAGCCCGTCGAAGGACGGTCTGAAGTATCTGTCCCTCGGGAAATTCAAGTAACCTACAAGCCAGTAGACGGCAATACTACTACTGTTACCCTGGCCGTTGATGAAGGCGAGGACTCTGCCGCTGCAGCAGAAAGAATACTAGAGGGTCGATACGACCCGAACGTAGGTCTGCAGGTCACCGAACTCGGAGAGCAGATGCCTCTTGACGTGGTTCTTGGCGAGGAGAAAGACGACGTATTAGAAGAAGACGTACCCGTAGATCCTGTGCCTGTTGAGCAGGCACCAACTCCTGCACCAGAGCCTACCCCAGGGCAAGCACCCGAAGAAACAGAGACTCCTATACCAGCACAGCGTGATTACCGCAACGTCAAGGTAGGCGATACCATTGAGATTGTAGGCGTAAACGGCAAGACCAAACAAGTCGAGGCCATAGGTATCTCTGATGAATCTGGATTGATTAGATTTAAAAGAGAAGACGGCACTATTGGGATAACGGGAAATGAAGTAGACTCACAGTTTTCAGACGTTAACTCTCCTGATTATGTTCTGCAATCTTCATCTACGGGCCAGGGAACTAGGGGCAAAAGCATTAAAAAATTATTCAACGATGAGCTTGATGCTTTAGAAAGAACTATAAATAAAAGGCTTGAAGAGGTTCCAGAACTTAGAGACCCTAACAATCAATCTGCTCGAGAAAACATTGCTGACCTTAACGCTATAAAACTAGAGCGCAGCCGAAGAGGGCAGGCGCCTACAGCGCCTACTCCTACCCCAACTCCTGCACCAGAGCCGTCCGTAGAGACGGCACCTGAGTTTGAGGAAGAAGCTATATCTTTTCCTCTTCCTCAAGAGTTTAAGATCTCTCGCAGGATGGCCAGGTCTACGCCGAAATACAATAGCGCTGAGGTTAACTATGCTTCTGACTTAGAGCTTGCCGTTTACATAGCCAGCGGTAAGGGCAAGAACGCAGGCAGCGTTCGTGCTGAATTAATTGAATCAGGATTTTCTCCTGCGCAAATTAATGCAATGAGCAAGGATGTCCGTTCGCAGATGCGTAGGCAATACGATGCTGGCAGGCCTATATCAGTTAAGATTAGTTCAGACATAACTGCCCAGGCATCAGGGGTCGATCGCCGCACACTGTCCTTCAAGGACGTTTTGAAGCGCACTCCAGAGATCCAAGAGCAAGCCAAGATACTTAAGGAAAACATCAAGGCTGGTGATCGTCAGCAAAGCCGCAAGGTAGCAGAGGTTGCAGATGAGTTTAAGTCAGTGCACGCTTACGATTTTGTGCCTGCACCTGAGACTAACTCAGATATGCGTACTGCTTTGAAAGAGAATCAAGTTCCTTTCTTGAACGCAGCAGTTCTTGATGGGAAACGAGTAGCCATGCGCTTAGACATTCCCGCATACAAAAATTACGGAACTTGGGTTCCTGTAATTCACGAACCGAAAGGCAACTTTCAAGCTGGCGAGAAACTTTCGTATCAATCTACAGGGGTTCTTGAAAACGTGCAGCTTGGCGTGGCTGGTAAGGGAATCGCCGCCTTAAATATAGCAACTGGAAAAGACAAAGGAACTATAGCTACGATTATAGGAACATACAAAAATGTAACTCCTACTCAAGCCAAGAAGATGGCCGACAAGGCCCTCAAAGATCCGTCTTACATACAAGTGGGCATGGACCCAGAGCGCAGAGGTTACTTCTACAACCGTGAAACAATGAAAGAGGTGATTGCTGGCGACGAAGCAATCCAAGTTGGACCTCTTGTCTTAGTTAAGAATCCAGTATACGGAGCTACACCTAGTAATGAATACCTATCTTTAGGACAAGAAGCTGTAGCCCAGGATGTAGTGGCCGAGGCGGCACCGTTTACTGCACCGCAAAAAGCTCCTCTGTCTCACGTTGAACAATCGGACATCATTGATATGGATGCCCTTATTGATGACATCGTAGAGAATGATATACCAGTATGGTTCTGGGCTGCAGACCAGCTTGGCGAAGGTGACTTTAATCTACCAAGCGGAGGTTCAGTAAATCTAGATGCAGGTCCCAGCTTTGCACTGCAGCCTGCTAACAGAGCGGCTGGTCGTGTATGGGCTTCTGGCAAATCGGCAACAGCAATTAACAATAAGATCTCGCAGCTTAAGTACACGGACAAGAATGGCAAAGAGCAGACGGGTTACATATTCTTGGTATCGGGAAGTCCCGACACGATGTTCTTGTTTAACAAGCAAGCGTTCTTAACCTTTTATCAAAACGCCTTTCAAGAAAAACAGAAGGACGGCACATTTGAACTTCGTGATTTCGCCGATGTAAAGAAAGAGATACTTGCAAGCAGGCCAACCAAGGTTGTTAAAGAGACGCTGAACAATCATAGCACTCTAGAGAGTTTAATGAACAGCTCCGCAAGCCGCCCATTCATTGAAGCGTTGCTGGCGCAACGTGGCAAGTCCACGCCTCTCGCTGAGTATTTAAAATCCAAAGGGTTCTTCGATATAGAGAACAGTCAACTGCGTGACGGTTTCTACAGGGACAATAACTTTAAACTTAATGACGTACTGCTTGTAGTGAAACCTACAAAAGCGGTCAAGGAAAAGATCGCCCACAAGACTTATACGACCCCCGTATACGGAGAGGTAGTTGGTGTCCCTGACAAAACTGTAGACGCTTATCTTTTGATTCCAGATTCGGTTCGTAAGAACAAAGAGATTACGATGGATCCGCCGCAGGCGGCTCAAGTCATAGCTCCGTACGGTGCCAGGGTAACTACTATTAAGAAGGTTGTCGGAAGCCAGCAAGCTCGTAGAGCTGTAAAGAAATTACGCAAGGTTATTGAAGATAGCCCCGACGGGTTTACTGTAGACACTGCTGGTGAATTTGCCACTGGTGGATACATCGTTGCCCCTGATAAAGCTACGGAACGGGTTATCGACAAAGAGAATTTCAATGAAGAGTCCCTCACTCAATACATAATCGACAACAAGCCGCACCTTAATGTAGAAGGAGCTATGCTTGGCGGATGGTATAATAGTGAAAACGGACAATACGTTTTAGACGTTGTGTTCGCCGTAGATAACGAGCAGGATGCAGTTGACATCGCTATATGGGGCGATCAAGATGCTATATTTAACCTAGATACATTCACAGAAATACGCACAAAAGATGATAACAAAAATCCAACGACCCCGCAAGGAGACACCCGCACGGCAAGTGAAATCCTCAGTAGGAAACCAACCCAAAATCTTGGCGAGTATTCCTCCCAAAGAAGACGAGACTCCCGAGGCGTTCGCCAAGCGGTTCCTGGACAAACTGTCCAAGATGTAACAGCTCAAGCGGCAGAGACTGCCGCAGAGGATCGTGGTCCTCAAGAGACGTTTGATAATATCAATCAGCTTGAAGACTTCGTATCGAAGTCCTTCAGTTCAATAGCTGATAAGATGGGTATCAATATATACCCTAATATGCTAGGGCAGTTCGTGGCGCAGTACAACGTCACGCAGAAAATTATTGAGTACAATCCCAGGGCTTTACTTAACCGAACTAAGGCTGGCGTGCAGGCCGCAATGCGTGAAGAGATTATTCACGCTGCTATGCACAACGTCCTTATACAGAAAGAAAAGAAAGCTAGGACTGGGCGTAGCGAAGATGCGCTATGGGTAGATTTCTTTACTGCACTGGGTAACAACCTTACCCCGCAAGAACGTGCAGAAATTCAGAACGTATACCAATCTCTACAGGAAGGCGACACGGTCGGCTTCGGTTCAGAGTACAGCCGTGCAGTCGTTCAGAAGTTCAGGTACGGGGACTTCACCGAGCAGTACATTGCAGTCGACAAGGGAGGCCCAGCCTTCCAGGCTATTGTAGATCTCCTTCGTTCGGTGCAGGCGTACATGGCCAAGGTCCTAGGACCTATGGTAAAGACTGACCCCGAGGCGGCTCAGGTGATCGTAGATACAGTAGAGCTTCTTAATGCTATTGACCCTACGATCCGACCAAAGAGTCAGCAGGTAGTGGCCAACGCTTACGATGCAACGGATAAGAACACAGCTCAAGAAAACACTGACCCTGGTGAAAGCGCAGACGCTAAAGCGTCAGAGCGAATCAGAGAAGAGCGCAAGTGGTTCGCTGATAGTTCATTGCGAAAGACTGCATCTAAGTTCCTTACTCCAGTTATTACTCGGCTGAATCGTATTAACCCAATGTTTGGAAGGCTTCTTCAGAACTTGGACACTGCGATAAGAGAGCAATCGTTCCGCTATCGGAAACAAACCGAACCGTTTTTTAACAGGCTTAACGCAATCAAGGGAGAAGAGTTCCTTGAGATGAAACAGTTGTTATTCTTTAGCCCTACTCCAGAGGAGGCTAGTCGTCCAAGAAACAAGGCTAAGATGCAGCGCAGGGATGCGCTACTTCATAAGTACGGTTTGCTTAATATGTATCGCTTGGATGTACAGCCCATTATGGAGGAGATATATGCGGAGTATACTAAACTCGGTATGCCCGCTATGGGCTACCTTGAGGATTATTTTCCTCGGGTAGTCAAAGATCTTGAGGGCCTAATTAATTCCTACGGGCAAAAGTCAAAGCGCACCTTTGAGCTTCTAGTCCGAGAGGAGAACGAACGCCGTAGCGCATTAAAGGACAAGGACGGCAACGATGCCTCGCTTCCCGAGATGAACGACACCGAGCGTGCAAGGTTCTTCCAGGACTTCCTGCAGAATAAGTTCCGTGTAGATATTAACGGCGCTAGACTTCCAGGCAATGTTAAGGTCCGTGATATTCAACTGATACCAGCGGACAAGTTAAAGTTCTACGATAACCCAGGCATTGCCTTCGGTAAGTACACGGCTAACATGGCCCGTGCTATCGAGAGCTTCAAGGTTGTTGGCGATACACGTAAGGGCAAGGGTAGCCTTCAAGGCGAACTAGGGAAGCTAACCGAAGAGCTATTCAGTGCAGGACAAATTGATAACGCCGACGCAGATACTGTGAAGAGCTTGACTGAGCTTATTACTACGCAGTTCCAAGCAGAGAATGAAATACTTAAGAGCCTCGGTACGCTGACGTACATGGCTACGCTAATCAACCCTGGCCCTGTGCTTGTGCAGATAATGGACTTGTACAAGGTCGCACTGTACCGTGGCTTAGGTGGCGTTGTGTCTGGGGTGTACCGCACTGTCACGGGGAACCGTAGGTTCGACATTGAAGATGATTTTAGCATATCTAAGACTCAGTTATCTGCTGAGTTCCAAGATCCCAGTGTACTTCAGAAGGCGCTGGACTTCGGCCTTAGCCGACTGGTCCCGTTCCGTCAGATGGATACAGCAATGAAGCACGCTAGTATAGAAGCGGCGTACGATGACTTCGTAAAGAAAGCGAAGGCACCTGTAGGTTCTAAGAAGTACGAGCAAATACTGAGTGAACTGACAATTACAATGGGCAGGGAAGATGCCTTGAAAACTATAGAAGATCTTAAACTAGGTAAGGCTATGGATAGTATCTACGTTAAGGAGGCACTGCTTGCCGAGCTATTGCAACGTCAGCCATTGACTTACCTTCAGGTGCCCGAGGGTTACCAGACTGATCCAAGCAAGAGACTATTTTACAAGCTGAGTACCTTCATGCTACTTGACCTGAACTACAACAGGCAGGAGTTCATGAATGACCTCGGCGGACCAGGCAAGACACTGCAGCAGCGTACCGCTGCGCTTCGCAGGCTTGCATACATGGCTACCTTGCTGACCATGTTCGGCCTTCCGTCTGATCTGCTGGACGACTGGATCTCAGGCAAGGATACATACATTCCCGAGCACGTGATGAACAATATGCTAGGTATGTTTGGCCTAAGTAAGTACACGACTACACGTGCCCTCGAGAAGGGCACAGTAGAGAGCGTTATACAGCGCTTCACTCCTCCTGCCGTGAACATTATTGTCAAGGGCGAGGAATCGCTAAGGTCCTGGGTCAAGGGCGACGTAGAGTTGTTTGAGATGAAGGCCTGGAGAAACTCTCCACTGTCCGATGTTTGGTACAACCGAACAGGTGCAGGTAAAAAACAACAGGAAAAGTTACAAAAAGAGAGACGCAAGGAAGGCGTAAGGCCTACCTTCGACAGGTCCTAAAACAAGTTTGGCCTCCCCCCGTTAAGTATGATTAGGGGAGAGGCCAAATGTCGAGGGCTACACTATGACGAGAAGCCCTCTAACGTAACACATAACGTAACAATAACTAATAACACACCTTATTGCTAAGGCAGTTTAAATATGTAATCGCCTTAGTTTATTGCAAGTTATATCAGTCTTTGCTTATGATATAGGTTTCATTTGTAGGTATATCGTAGAAGTATTCACCATCTGCGATCATCTTGTTGGGCACCTCGATGAGTTTGTCATCGGTAAGTTGCCAGCCGCAGATGCGCATAGCGTGACTGTACTCCTTGTTCCATATGTAGAACTGTACGGGCATAGAAAGGTTTGCGAACTTTTTCTTGCGTTGAGGGAGGTGAACGCTGGGCCAAGGGAACTTAGGCCCCTTCCAAGCGAGCTTGCACTCGCACTCGATGAAGCACAAGCCCTCGACGATTAGGTCAGCGCAGTACTTATCGGGGTTGTCTATAGCAGTGTACCCCTTTCGGGAGATGTACTGCTTGGTTGCCTCCCTGGCGGGGCTATCCGTCAGGTCAAACATATCCATGTCAAATCGTTTGTGTTTCATGCTCGTGCTAGTTGGTTGGCATCTGAATGCCTGCGTGAAAGCAGGCCTTGCGAAGCGATTGCAGGTATACTGAGCTGTCATGCTCTTCATGTTTCCTGCGAGCGTTAACTCGCTCGATACCCTTGGTTACGCTTGAACGGCTTCTGTTTACTAGCTTAGATATTTCTTCGTGAGTGCATCCGTGCAGGTGCAGGATATACGACAGAGCGTCCCTTGCGTACGATGCACGTCGTGTTCTGGATTTACCTCGGATGACATTAGGTGTACTGCCAAACTCGTTGGCGGCGATTTCAATTAGTTGGTTTTTTGTTTTCATTATTTTATTATTCCTACGCAGTGATATAGTTTGAAGATTCCACGAACGTCACGTTCGCCTTCTCGATTTTTAGCAACTGAGTATTGCAACTCAGTGTATGGTCCGACTGCGTCAACCTTCTTGGCTGACTCAACGTCCCCTCCCTTCGGCCACATAAGTACGACTGCGTCAGCGTCGTTCTCGATGTCACCAGAATCCTTGAGGTCGTACAAGGACAGTCCGCTTTCACGCTTGGCTCCCTCTCGGTTGACCTGCGCCAGCAGTAGTATGCCTATGCCTAGCTCAACGGCGATCTGTTTGATCTTGTGAGAGATCGCTGAGATGCCTTCGGTCTTGCCTAGCTTATTGCCGAACGGGATTAACTGCAGGTAGTCAATGACTACCAGCTTTACCCCGTGCTTGCGGACTAGGATTCTTATCTGACTCTTGAGATCGTCTGCTCCCTGCACTGAGTGCACGGTATAGATGGGCAGAGTAGACAGCGTTTCGTTTGCTGAGTTCACGGCTTTGACCTTAGCCGTAGAGGCTACGTTCTCTTCGATCTGTCGAAGGTTAACTCCGCTGAGAGTTTGAATCATGCGCCTTGCGATTTGTTTCTGCGGCATCTCGAAAGAAAAGATGCAGGTAGGTACAGCGTCCGCCTTGGCGGCACGCAGTGCAATGTTGATAGCGACTGCGGACTTACCGCAGGAGGTAGGTGCGGCCACGATGCAGACTTCGCCTGCGCCTATACCACCCATGCCTAGCTTTTCATCTAGGTGCGGGATGTGCGTACGGACCACGTCCTTCACGAAGGTGCCATCTTTCATCTGCTGGAACTCGTCCTTGAGTATCTCAACGGACGTAGAGATCTTCTCGATACCTGCGCCCGAGCTTATGTCGTCGCCGAGGTTGGACTCTACTGCACCCTGGATGTCAGAAGCAGGTAACTGCTCCGATGCCGCCTGCTCGGCGGCCAGTCTGTAAGAGCGGTGCAACTTTCTTAGGTTGCTCTTCTCCTTGACGATGCCTGCGTAATGCTTGATTGACGTAGTAGTCTCGGCCCCTTCGGTCAACCCGAAGATGCCAGCTACTCCACCGACTTCGTCGATGCTGTTGTTTACCTTGAGCTTCTCGACTAGATGAATCTCATCTAGGGGCTGGCCGTCGTTGGCCAAGTCGGCTATGCCTTGGTAGGCTAGCTGATGCTGAAAGGAATAGAAGTCCTCGGACTTCAGTATACGGCTGATGCTATCGTAAGCATCAGAGTTACCCTGCAATAAACAGCAGGAGATAACTGCGTGCTCCGCAGATAAGTTGTGCGGAAGATCTGTGTTTGCTTCTAATAAGTTTGTCATAGTTTTGCATAGTGTTAAGTGCTGTAAGTTATATAAAAATGCCGACTGAAGATTAGGACTCCAGTCGGCACGCTTGGGGTGTAGTCAAGGTTGACTTAGAACGGGACGGGGTCGTCGTTCTGCGGGGCTACTCCGCTGGAAACCACGTCGGCTTCCTTCGGGTCGAACGAAACAGACAAGAACGGCTGACCCTTCTTGCTTGTCTTCTTCCACGCCTTGAACCAGTAGTCCTTGCCAGCTACCTCCGCTGAACCAGTAAGGTCAGGGTGAGTGTCCGACTTCTTGCGGTCGTTCGTGAAGAGAGCGCCGCTGTTATTGTTGTCGTATTGCTTGTCCATTATATTAACCCATCCAGGGTTTGTGTTTTCTTTTGATAGGAAGGTTCACCCTTCCCGTGAGTGTTTGTTGCATCAGCGTCCTTGGTGTCGTCGATGCAAAGAAGTCCGTTAAGCGCATACTTGCGTGCATAGGAGGAGGCCGAGCCAGTAATCTGGGCTTCGTCCATGCCCTTCTTAGCTTCGGCTTCCCTTGCGAAAGCGCTGGCCTCGCTGACAACATCTCCGTGAGATTCCTCTATCGTAGCTGTTGACTTGACGTATACTCTGCCGCCGACCTCGACGATGCTGTCGTCAATGGTAAGGAAGCAGTCGTACTTATTCAATAAAGGCTTGAGTGCCTCTAGTATATCTTCGGCGGATCTGTAAGAGTATCCTCCGAACTTATTGGTCCTACCCTTCGGAGCCTTTAGCTCGGTTTGGATGGACTGCATTATCTTGGGTGTATTATCTTTGGTCATATGTTTTATGGTTTGCGTTAAGTGCACTGCTCAAGAAAGGCGGTGCGAAAGCATTGTGTGCGAGCCTTAGAGTTCTTGCAAGAATTAATTTCATCTGAATCGCATTTAAATTTTATTAGAGTCTCGATCTGCTCATCCTTGTTTAGCCTGCTGAATCGGTTGCACTTCTGCCGCAGTCCTACAGGGTGCAGTACATCGGTCCGAGCTTCCTCTAGGTATGTAGCCAAGGCACGCAGTGCCTCTGGCAACGCAACTCTAGAATTGTACCCGTGCCGTTTCCAAGAGTTTTCAATCTTACCTGCCCATGCGTTGCTCTGCCTGTGCAGTACGCCTCGGACTAGGCCTGTATTGTGGCAGTGATCGACGACAGCGTCGTCTACCTTGCACTTAAATATCGGGCACTCCTTGGGCAGGTTGGCCTGTCTCCACTCTTTAAGTTTACTCTGTGCTAGGTATTTCATTGACGCTTATGATTTGGACCGAGGCCCTGTGCTTGGTCCGAGTCCATCCGTTCTTGTCAGGTTTTTTCGGGGCGAAATATTTTAGTGCCTGCTCTTTTGTGTGAGCGTGCTTCATGCATCTGCCGACGTAGCCGTCGGGCATCATTGAGTGCTTGTACTGTATCTCAAACAGCACGACCTATATGTTGGTGTATACCACGTGGAATTTGCCGCCGTGACCTTGGAGTCTCAAGACGTTGAACTCCACCCACTCTAGGGCTTCGTCGGGTTGCATCCCGTCACGTGTAACGAATACATCTATGAGTAGCTCGTAGCTGTAGCATAGGATTCCCTCGTCGGTGATACCCAGTACGGCTGAGTCGCAACCGCTGAGCTGTATAGCGTCGTCGCTTATGTAGTAGCCCAGTTCTGTCCAGTCGATTGGTTCTAAGTCTTTCATAGGTTTATTGAAAAGATACGATAAAGAAAGTGACGGCCAAGAAGAAAATAAATATAGTGAATGCGTCCATGCTGTCCTCTTATTTTTTCATGCGTTTGTTCCAATAGAGTTTCGCCATTAGCTTTGCGTTGGCGATGCCCTTCTTCACGTCGTCTGTATTCCACACGTGGTGCCAGTGCTTCTTGGTGTCGCAGTCAATGACTACTGACCTGCACTCGGGCGTGTAGTCCAAGTTGTATTGACGCTGAATCATGAAGGCTTCGATGGCCAACTGCTCGCAGTCCTTGTCGTATACCTTGGCCTTGCCCCGTGTATTGGTGCGGCATTTGTAGTCCGCTAAAAAAAGATTACCTTCGTGGTCGTACCCTACGAAGTCTACGCTACCTGCAATCTTAAGCAGTCTGTCTGCTATGATGCACTCAGTAGCGACTGGCTTGACCTGCTCTGCTTCGATCCAGTCAAGGAAAGGTGTAGCCCATTCAGTGTAAGGGCATTCGGGCACCTCGTGCCCGTGCAACTCGGCCTGCACTAGCTCTTCGATTCTCTTGTGCACTGCCGTCCCGAAGTCTGACGAGGGTATGCTCTGCCCGTCGCTCGGGTGCTGTCGTGTACCGTAGGTCATCTTCTCTACGGCCTGCCAAGGTAGCGCTGGGTTCTCCCGTGCTAGATCGGTGATCATGCGGGGCTTGTAGATTCCATCTAGGAACTCGTCCTTGCAGATGCTTAGTACAGTGGTAACGCTTGGATAAATAGCACGGACCTTGCGAGCCTGTGCTACGGTGCTTATGTCTTCACGAAGGAAGGCATCGAGTGTATCATTGCAGTCATAGAAGTGAGCCATCCTAGTATTAAGAGGCTCACCCTATGCCCTGTCAATCATATTTCTTCCTCGGACATATCCATCAAATAGTTGATGGCGTCACGAACTGAATCGGTGCAGAGTGTCTCGGCTAGTTCAGTCCCGTGCGAGTAAAGTTCGATCTCAAACCTCGGAGCTTCATCAGCGATAGATCCTGTCGGCACGTGAACGATGTCGATTTGATTCTCTTCGATGTAGTTCAAGATGTCCTCAGCTTGGCGCTGTGGTAACTCCTGCATGGGGACGAAGTATTGATCTCCGTCTTGTAGTTCTTCGATGGTGCAGTCATCGAACTTATTCAATAGGTTCAGTCGTTGAACAACAACGTCCTGTCCTAGCTTTCTTGCTACCCCATCGGGGTAGGTGCTGATCTGTAGTTCGTACATAGTTCTTATCCTATGGTTGCTCAAGGACAGCGCCGTCTGCGATTGCTTCAGACAGCTCTCTCCCTGTAGTTAAAACTCGACGATCATCGTCGGTAGACCACGTGTATAACCACGTCTCCTCTCCGTCGGATTCTCTGATGCCGATGACTTCGCAGTCCGTGAGAGTAAACCTCCCATGACTGCCCGTTAGTGCAGTGCCTTTTTCGTATTTCATAATTTTGCTTGACGTCTATTTTGTGTTCGTTATAATTAAGGAATAACTCCTTAAGGAAGTGCCCCCTACAGGGGCATCTCCTTAGTAAAAAGAATCCTTAAGGAATATGTTAAGGATGTCAATGGTCTTTTGCATCGTTAGCTTTATCGACCATGTCAGCGGCACGGCAGTTCATGCCCTTCAACCATCCTCGTTTGTGAGATCTAGGCCTGTCGTCTACGCAGTTCCCAAACATTTGAGAGTCACGTAGGACTGCTAGGCCTGTCATTGCGTGCGCTATGTGGTGCTCACCAGAGTCTGGGTCGAGGTCTTCGCCCTCGTACCAAGCCGTGAGGTGCCGCCATACAGCGTCGTAGTACACCGAGGCTCTGACCCCGTCTTGGCGCCAGTTGTAGGCTCCGTACTTCAAGTCTCCGTGCAACTTAACTAGGCCGCACTCCATTAGTACTGGAGCAGGAAGGCCAGACATAGGTGCCTTGCGTACACCTACTCTGTCCTTAGGGTTAGTGCTCTTGACCTCGCTCATAGTGATAGCTTTCCAAGCTCTTCCTCTACGTCGTAGCCCTGCAAGGCGTTCTTGAAGATGCCCAAGTCAATGCGTGTTACGGCTCTATCGCTCGGCTTGTCGAGGGGATCATCAAGGATGTCCTTGAGGTATTGAATGCCAACACGGAGTTGGGACAGCTCGGCCAAGGCCAAGTGAGTATAACCCTGCTCGCTGATAGGAGCTTGGCGTGCGTCGCACTTGCTGAGTTCCTGCAGTGCATTGTCGAGAGGCTCCAACCAGTGCAGGTTGAAGTCCGATTGTATTTCTGTATTTGTTTTCATAAATGGATACATCTTATTTGTTTCTGTAGAATTGAACCATACTATGCACGCTATCTTGTAGCTTGTCGAGTATAGCTTTTGGGTCAACGCCTTCAGCAATCTGAAGACGGTCGAGGATTTTGGAGTCCGAAGGGCGGCGGCCGAGGGTGCGGCCAAAGCCGTAGCACCCGTCGGTAAAGCTGTGCCTCCCGTATGTTATGTCGGTCAGCACCATAGGTTTGTCGTCTACGATGTAGGCCTGTCCGATTTGTAGGTTTGATTTAGTTGTCATGTGCTTTTGGTTAGTTTGGATTCTAGTTGTTTTGCGTAGGCCTCAAGGGCATACACCTCGGTCTGCATCTCAGATAGTTCCTTGGGGGTGTATGCTCCCTCGGCTCCGCCTTCGCATATTGATTCTTGTATGCCATCGGCCCTGTAATATATTTCTTCTATTCTTTTTTCTAGGTCTGTCATAGTTATCTTAGTAGAAGGTTATGGCGATGGTAAGTTTGGACGCTTAACGCCGCAAACTTTTCAGAGATATACTGCCCGAAGTACATACCTCTAGCGTAGTCCTCTGTTTCTTTTCTTGATTGGAAAAAGGCTTTGGCGGCCTTGTTTCTGAAGCTCTGCTCCAGTTCTGAACGTTCGTTCTTTGGTGTTCTAAATGTCTTCATAGTTAGTTTGTGTTGGTTATTTATAGAAGATGTGCCGACCGATCTTGCAAGTCTTTTTCAACGAGCTAGCCCAGTACGGGTCGCAGTAGTCAGCATGGTAGTGATCGGCACCGCCCGTGTAATTAGTCGGGGCTGAGTGCACGATACCAAGCGCCTCGTGCCACCGAGGGTGCCGCTTTGACTTGGCTAGCAGGGCGGCGATCTTGCCGCTGTTCCAACAGCTGAACTGCTTGCGCTGTAAGCACACCTGTTTGGCCGTGAGCCTGCGTTTGACAGCTCGGTTGAGTATAACTTCATGCACCGCCTGCATAGCCCCTTCAGCGTACTCTCCGCCTGCTTCCAGTATCAGCGTAGCCGCTACGATATCGGAGTCGTTGGCCGAGAGGTTCGACAGCACGGCAAGTGCTGTAATTAGAATGATTCTAAATGTCTTCATAGTTTTAGTCGGTTGATGCTTGTCTTAACTCGTCCCACCATACCTCGTCGTTAGGGATAGAATCTAGTTCGTGACTAGGCGTTTTACCTGCTCCACTAAGCTCATCGACCCCGTCTTCAAGAACGCCTCTCGCCTCTCTGAGTATGGCGTATAAAACCATATCGTCGGAGTCGTATGCTTGCGCAATTTGAGAAGTTAGATAAGCCCTAGCATAAGCTAAAGCTGTGATGTTTCGCTCGATAGTTTTTTCTTTCATAGTTGTATTAGTTTATTGTGGACGATGTCGTATAGCTCAATGAACAGGTCTTGCGCCTCTTCGGTGAATGAGATGCAGTCTCCGCTTTCGTCGCACTCCCATGTTAGGTGCGAGCCGATGCGATGCTCGACTATCTCAGTTGCAATCTCGCTAGCGAGTTGGTTGATGTTTGTTTCTGTCTTCATAGTTTGTATTGCTGTGTTAGTTCGACGGAGTGTCCGTCTACCCAGAAAGCCCGCACCGATTAAGGTGCAGGCTGAGGGTTGGGTTACGCTTCAAGTGCGTCCCACTTGTTGATGAATGCGTCCCACGCATCGTCGAAATCCTGCACGACTTTAGGCGACGCTAAAATGGCGTGCCCGATGTCATAGATGGTGGCCGACGCCTCGTTACCGATGAGGGTGTAGGCGGTGATGCGATCCCCGTCTTTGACGAAGGATAGTGTGCCTTCTTCGGCGGCGGTCGCCCACTCCACGGCCTGTGCCGTAGATGGATCTTTGATGCGGTCTTCACCGTCACTAGCTGATACTAGCTTGAAGCCTGCGGCCTCTTGAAAGTGAATGAAGGAGCGGAGAACTTTATTGTAATCTGTCATAGTGTGTATTGGTTATGTGTTAGTTTACTTCCCCGTCTTCGGAGATTATGCCCTGCTCAATTAAGTCTTGGGCGGTGCGTTGGTAGTGCCCTTGCATTGCAGTGATGAACCCAGTCATCACTAGCTCGGCAAAGAATTGTATGGTTTCGTCTTGGCTCATTTCGCCAGACTCGTAGGAGATGATTGCTTGTATCATAGTTTGTATTGGTTGTGTGTTAGTCAGAGGCAGTATGCCTCTACCCAAAAAGCCGTGACCCCGAAGAGCCACGGCTGTGGTATTACTTTCTGATCTTGAGTTCGATCACCTTCTCGGCTTCCCCCTTGGCACCCCATGATTGGAGGGAACCCCAGTCATCGACCCAAGGTTCGATTAGATCTCCGTTCTCATAGCCCGTGAGGTTGACTCGGCATCGTTTTAGCTCAGCCTTAGTCTCGTCTGTCCATCGGCTCTCGACTGGGTCAAGCTCCAGACGATAGACGTGTGCCAAAGGAGTTTTACTTTCCTTCGTGGTGTTCAAGCTGTAAAACGAGTTAACTCTGGCATTTTTCAATGCCTCTAACAGATCTGGGGATCTGCCCCAGTGTCCGTGGTTTGTGATTACTACGTAGCGGATAAAACTTTTGTTTTTCTCAGTCATAATTTTGATGTGTTGATTGGTCATCTGTGTTTACACGGGCTGTGAACCGTCCCAGAGTTGGGGCTACATTACCAATCTATGTCCCACTTGCTACGTCATCGAGGCCGCTTTGGCGGCCACCTCTCCACTTACTGATCATTAGGTGCGTAATGCACGGAGAGGCCATCCGAGGTTTTCCCATGTCGAAGGCCGAGTCGCTGTCATATATCCGCAAGTCCAAAGCTCAAGGCAGAGGGTCTTCTGAACGGTAGAGATGCTAGCGGTCGACATCCGAGGTCGGAGTCGGTAGCGTTTGGACTGGAAAAGAACGGGTGTTACGCATCAATTATAGCGAATAATATGTGAATAGATATCACTAGTTTTGAACACCTCATCCAAAATAATGAAACTATTGTAAGGATGGCGGCCACAAGCCGCCTATATAGTTACGTAAGTCGTTGATAACGCTTTCGTAAGTCGTTGATACGCTTTTGTAAGTCGTTGATTATCAGTAAAGGGTCAAAATCTAAAATCGACAGCAGGGCACCTAGGAGCCTCTGTACGGCGTCCGATTTTCGACTGGACCTGCCCCCTTCGCAGGCCCTCAGAGGACCATACAGGGCATTCGGACCTTAATGAGATTGCTGTCTCAATAAGCCCTATAGCCTCTCCACCTAAAGTAGATATGCTTATGCTGGGAGATTATAGTAGAGTAAAGTAGAAGAACTTATGCTGTGGATCCTTTCACTCATCAAAGAAGAAAAACTTATCTCATGCCAGAGCCGCCCTTGGTATTAGCGGAGCTTATGGTAGCCCACCGCAGTAGGAATGCTTATGCTAGCCTTAGCGCTAATGAGTCTCAGTCTCAATATACCTACGAGGACTTGCTGTTGCGACCCAGTCTCAGTTAGGGGGGGGCGGGGGCTATCATTAACTAGCTATATTTTTGTGTATTTCATAAACCCCACCTCAAAAAAATACCCAACTCATAGGGCAAGCCAAGGCCACTTGGCTAGGTTCCTGTACTCCTTAAGGAGTCTCTTGTCTTATGTCCGTCCTTATTTCCCTGGCCTCTACGGGCCAGGAAAAGAACTTAAGGTATGAACTCCCTAAGGAGTATAAAAGCATTATACACTAGTTTTTACTTGACTGTCAAGTCCTATTTGTAAATAATGAATAAATGCTAGAAGAACCAGAGAGTAATTCCGCTGATGAAAAGGCTGCATTGATGCAGGAAATCCAGGGCGCCATATGGGAAGTAGCCGAGAAGAAAGAGATCGATAAGGTCCGCAGTCTATCCAGGCACAGCCCCGAAAAGGTTGCGTCTATCCTTTACCTGTATAGCACTGGCAGTAGCCAGACTAGGATAGTAAGGAAGTACGGAATCAACAGGGAAACCGTGATCAGCGTCCTGTCGGACTACACCGATCACCTGGGTAAGTTCAAGGAATTAAGCGGCAAGATTGCCGCTAAGAACTACCTGAACCTCAGTAGCCTAGAAGAGGACCTTATTAACTCTGTAAGGGAAGACCTAGAGTCAGGAGAGTTAAAGCCTACAGTAAGGGACCTAAAGGAGATTTCTATCTCTGTGTCCAATGCAGCAAGGCAGGCCTTTACTTCACGTGGCGAAGCCACGCAGATAACAGAGGACCGCCAGGTCATCACTCAAGAGGACTACGAAGAAACTATCAAGGCGGCCCGAGACAGGATCGCCAATCTCAAGAAAGCTGAAGAAGCAGAACTAGTACAGGAGGACACAGATGGGTAAAGGATGCGCACCCCGAAAAGGGCACGACGCTGCCAAGCAGCGCAAGAACTACGACGATATTGATTGGAGCAAGAAGCCAGCAGCCCCGAAGACAGAGCAGCCGCAGAAGTCCAAGTAATGCCGATTACATTTACAGAGCACCCTATAGTGCGGCCTCCTACGGATGAGGAGATAGTCCTGCTTGGAGAGCAGGACCCTCAGCTATTGGCTGACCTGCACGAGGCTCACGAAGGTAGGATTAAGGCAGCGGCAGAGGATCCTATGCGTTACGGCTTCGACCTAGAAGGCTGGGGCAGGATCCGCAACGGCCTTCAGAAGAACAACGAGGTCCTAGCCCTAGGCGGTAACCGCAGCGGTAAGACCACTGGCTGCGCAAAGATGCTAATGGAGGCCGTCACCGAAAGCATGGACGGGCATATCGTTTGCTTCTCTCAGAACGCCGATACGTCCATCAAGGTGCAGCAGGCTGCAATCTGGGAGATGATGCCCAAGGAGTTCAAGCGAAAGACCAAGAGCGTAGATGGATACATTAATTATTCTATGCAGAACGGATTCACTGCATCGTCGTTTATCTTTCCCGATACCAGGACACGTGTAGACTTTAAAACGTATACGCAGTACAGCAATAACCAGACTATCCTAGAAGGTTTCGAGTTCGGGTTCAGGCAGCCCGAGGGGCTGAACATCGGGGCTTGGCTAGACGAATACCTTGGCGACGCAGCGCTGGTTAACACCCTCCGCTTTAGACTGGCTACACGGGACTCTAAGATGCTTATAGGGTTTACACCTATCGATGGCTATACCCCTTTTATATCAGAGTACCTGAAGAACGCAGAGACGCTTAAAACAAAGCCTGCGGCTTTGCTAAACAACAAGGCGGTGCCTATAGAGCAATACAGCCCTAGCCGTGATGCCTCGGTGATCTACCTGCACTCAGACGAGAATCCATTCGGTGGTTACGAACGTATAGCCAAGGACCTGGTGGGCAGGCCCGACTCCGAGATACTGGTCCGTGCCTACGGCGTCCCAGTAAAATCAGCAAATGCTTTGCTTCCTTACTTTAATACAGAAGTCAATGTACTGACGGCAGAGCCAAACAAGTACGGTATGCAGTTCCCCGACATCTCGGATAAGTCCAGGTTTAGTTGCTACCAAGTAGTTGACCCTGCAGGCGCAAGGAACTATACTTGCATCTGGGCGGGAGTAAACGACAACGGAGAAGTATACATCCGCAAGGAGTGGCCCGACCGTGATACCTTCGGGGAGTGGGCAATCTTTGGGGATCCAAAGTGGAGGTACGGCCCAGCATCTAAGAAGGTAGGCCTGAATGTAGAAGGATACTGCGAACTATTCAAAGAAATTGAGGAAGACCTAGGCGTAGAAGTAACAGAGCGCATCGGGGACTCCAGGTTCTTTGCAAAAGAAAACGAAAACAACGACGACTTGTTTACTTCGTTCTATGATTTCGGCCTTAGTTTTATACCATCAAACGGAGCAATGGAAGACCAGGGCATTACGGCCCTGGACGACTGGTTTAACTATAACCCTAACGTAAAGATAGACGCAAGCAATAGACCGCTGTGCTATATACATAAGGACTGCGGAAACCTTATAGATAGTCTGATAAACTACAACAAGCAGGGAAAATCAGACGAGCCACTAAAAGATTTCTTTGACGTAATACGATACCTAAGAATGTCTAACGGAGGCGAGGGACCAGACTTTATGTCCAGTGCATCCATGCAAACAACCAGAACAAATAAAGGAGGATATTAATATGCCCAAGAAAAGACTCAAGACAATCGCTGCAGAGCACGAATTACAAGTAGATGAAATTGTAGAACTGGTAGACTCAAAGCTACCCGTGCATACCATTACAGGAACTGGCTACGCCAGGTGGATAAACGAAGAAGGGCAGGAACTGCTAGCCGAAGCCGTTGATATACCAGAGCTTATGCCCAAACGATACAGGGGTATAGTTCATTCAAAGGCCCCTAACCGCAGCTATGTCTACGTTTACATACACGAAATACAAAAAAAGGTACCGATGGTTATTGCTCGCAAGTTTGAGGATTGGCTAACAAAAGGTAAACAAGTAAGCGTCGAAGCTATTCAAGACGACAAAGGTACATCTTATCGCTATGTCCGATAAAAAAGATATTACACTTGATCCAGAATGGATCAAAGAACAGGTGCACCGCCTAGCTGGATGGGAGTATTTAAACCGTCACGTAAAACATGAACTAGACAAAGCTATGCTTCCACAAGAATTATGTGATAAAATTGGCGTTCACAAGGGTTACATCCACGAGATGACAAAATCAATCCGAACAAAACTAAATGCAAAATAAATCTACTTTTGAAGCCTTAACGTATGTTGATGCAGTTCCAGATATTAACGCACTGCGTAATGCCTACGATGAAACCGTCAACGAGCTAGAGTCCTACTTTGATTTATGCCGTACTAGTTACGACGACCGCAGGAACTGGTGGCCAGGTAAGAGCCGTGATCACCGCAAGCACGGAGCAGACGCATTCCCGTGGGAAGGCGCATCCGATACAGAGAGCCACGTAATTGACGAACGTATTACACGACTGGTATCTTTGTTTATGTCTTCGCTCAATCGTGCAAACATTCGTGCGTACCCCGTAGAGTCCAGTGATATTTCTCGTGCAGAGATCGTATCTTCGTTCTTGAAGTGGATGACCACTAGCGGATATATTCCACGCTATAAGCGTGAAATGGAACTAGGTGCTAACTACTTGCTAGAGCGAGGCTTGTTAATTACATACGTCGGGTGGCACAGTGAAGACAGGCAGTTCCTTCAGAAACTTACCCTGGAGCAGATTGCAGAGCTTGATCCAAATATTTTTGGCGCAATAAAATCAGGCGAAGACGACGACAAGCTAGTATTTATTCTGCAAAACATTTTTGAAGGAGTTACAGAAAAGCGTGCAAAGAAAGCACTGAAGGAACTCAGAGATGCAGGCGAAGCCGAGCTACCTGTAGTTCGCAGGCAGGTAAACGCTCCAGAAATTAAAACACTAGCCCCAGACGGGGACTTCTTTTTTCCTCCGTATGTAACCGATCCGCAGCGAGCACCTTACTGCTTCTGGAGAACTTACTATACAGCTCAAGAACTAGAAAACAAAGTAGCAACTGCAGGCTGGGACGCAGACTTCGTTGAATACATAATTGAGCACTACCGAGGAGTAAACATTGATAGCCTTGAAAGAGAACAGGAAGGCCGCCGTAGTACTAGCTTGACCGATAACGCTTACGAAGCAAATGAACTAATAGAAATCGTGTATGCTTACCAACGGCTGGTCGACCCTGAAGATGGATCTGAAGGAATCTACTGCACAGTATTCCACAAGGAATACAGCGGAGATAACAACGAGGCACCTGCTTATGCAAAGCGTGAACTACTTAACGGATACGAGGACTACCCAGTCGTAGTTACTAAGCTGTCCGAGGACAGCAAACGTATGTATGACACTACGACGATCCCAGATCTTCTTCGTGGTATTCAGAACCAAGTTAAAGTAGAGCGTGACTCTAGGATTGACCGCAATAGCCTAGCTACATTGCCGCCTATTCTTCACCCAGTAGGCCAGGCGCCTAGTGATTGGGGACCAGGCAGAATGATTCCGTATCGCCGCAAGGGGGATTTAGACTTTGCGCCTACACCTGCTTACAACCAAGGATCAGTAGAAATGGAAGTTAATCAGTCTGCACAAGCAGACCGCTTGGTAGGACTAGACGAAAGCTCTCAGATTTCTAGCGTGCGAAAGCAGTTCTTAGTAGATAAGTTTTTGCAGCACAATGCAGAGGTAATGCGTATGGCCTATCGGTGCTTCCAGCGCTTCGGGCCAGATGAAGTGTTCTTCCGTGTAACTGGTGTACCAGATCCTCAAGTTATGGACCGAGGTAACCCAGACGAGAACTTCGATATTACAATTAACTACGACGTTTTAAACACAGACCCCAAGTCTCAAGAAGTTAAGTTAGCTCAGATGACTCAGCTTATACAGCTAGATCGCAACGGACGCATAGACGTAGATAGATTAATTGCCGTATTAGCTGGATCAGTTGATCCTATTCTTGCGGACTCTGTATTAACACCTGTAGAAGACGCACAGCAGCAAGTAGTTAAGGATGTAACCGACGACTTGACTAAGATATACGCTGGCATCGAAATGCCAGCACGTGCAAGCGGCGGGCAGATTGCCATGCAGGTGCTTGAGCAATACGGTCAGCAGCCAGACATTCAGCAGAAGCTACAAGAAGACGAAGCCTTTGCTGCACGACTGCAGAAGTACGCAGGTCAATATCAGTTCCAGATGCAACAGATGCAAAATGCTGAGATTGGCCGCATAGGTACAACCCCTGCGCAGATGGGAGAAGTAGGCACCCAAGAAATGCCTCAGTATTAATATGGAAAAACCTCAGATCGAAGAAGACATCGAGCACCTAAAACGGCACGATTCATTTAACCGCTTTATAGATTTCGTAAAGCAAATGCGGGAGGAGTGCATCGCAGAGATGTACGAGTCCCCTACGGATAAGATCCAACAACTTTCAGGGCGTATACTTAGCTACGATCAGATTCTAACTATGTCTACCTGGGGCAAGCATTCCCCCTCCGAATAATTTCTTGCACGCATTTCGTGTGCTATAATGCAAAACATAGCTATCGCTCGGCGTTGAAGAGTGGAATTATATGAACAACGAAGTCACAACGGGAGACGCTGAACCCGAAAACTCTACAGCGGAAAAGACAAATATAACAGCGGAGGATTTTGCGATCCAACGCTTAGGGCAACCAGCCCCTGAACCACAGGAGGAAGAGACTCCCGAGGTTGAGGAAGAGGTTGCTGACGAAATTGCTACTGAAGAAGAAGAAGGTTCCGAAGAATCAGACGAGAGTACTGATAACGAAGAACCTGAAGCCGAATCAGAAGAGCAAGTTCTTTCTCAGATTGATTTAGACGAAATGTCCGAAGAGGAACTGCGGGAACTAGCTGACAAGCTAGGCAGCCGTGCAGTAGCCCGCTTTGGAGAACTCACGGCTAAACGTAAGGCAGCCGAAGAAAAGCTACAGCAATATGAAGCTAGACTTTCTGCCGAGCAAAGCAATCCACTGCAGCCCAAGAAGGAAGTTAAGAACAATCCGTTCGATAGCGTAGAAACTTTAGAAGATCTACAATCTAAAGCAACGGATGCCAGTAACGTCATTGAATGGGCCGAGGACATTATGTTCAATGCAGACGGATACGAAGCTGATGATGTAGTCACAGAAGTAGAAGGAAAGGAAATGACCAAGGCCGATGTCCGCAATGCTTTATTGCAGGCACGCAAAGCTAGGGACAAGTTTCTTCCTGCTCGTCTAGAGGAAATCCAAAAGGTTGAACAAGGCAAACAAATGCAAGAGCACCTTAGTGCTCAAGCTGAAGCTGAGTTACCATGGATGACAGGCGAGGACAACGATACAAAGCGTGAATACGAGGCCATAATGAATGACCCCAGGGTTGGTGCATTAATGACTAACGTTTCCGCTGACGTAAAAGCTCAGTTGCCCTATCTACTAGCGCACGCAGCCAACAGTATCTACGGTCGGAAAGAAGTAAAGAATGCAAAGTCTAATGTAAGACTTAACCCTTCAAATACTTCTACTCCAAATGCCGCAGGTTCTGAAAAGCAAGTTAGCCGAACTAATAAATCAATCAAGAACTTGAGTACTCAGTTTAAGCAATCAGGACAAAAAGATGACTTCATTACTCTCAGAACTCTTCAACTACAAAATAAATAAATTAATTAAACCATAAAATAAAATGGCATTCTCAAATACATTCGATAATACAAATCAGGGATCGGCTGTTTCTAATCGTGAAGAGCTTACAGATGTACTTACAATATTGGCTACCGAAGAAACAC